TCGACGACTCTGCCTCATGTGCATAAAGGCCTAGCAAACCTTTTAGCATCCTTGCGTGAGCAGTGGGTTCGTCACCCACATACATCTCGCGCGGAACTGGGGCGAGTACCTCTTCCCTCTGTAGTTTTGCGTTCCAACGGTGCCGGAATGAAGAATTCCGTGCCCGTGCGATAGCAATACTCGGACAATAGTAGCCGAGGTTGCCTTTGCATGGGTACCATGGGATGCGGTAACCGCGCGACTTTACAATTTCGCGTAGGTAGGAAGTGGTTTTCCAGTAGCCCTTATCGAAAAAGGCCTCTGAGATCGCCACTATGGATTCGAGGGATGAAGGCGAAAGCTTTGACCCGTCGCTTATCGGTTTCTTCAACCTGATAGGTGTTACTTGGATACCGTTGTAGGCATCCATCCCGCAGCTCTCGCGAAAGTGCGAGTTGCGGAAGCACTTGTCATGGTTGACAAGGAGACCGGCAGATTGAAGTGCCTCGGCGACCACGTCGAATCCTTCAGTCGGGACGATGAGATCATCGCCGTAGACCAAAAGTCTCGAGTGACTCAGGTTAGCGTGGGACAGCGCCGCACGGGACAGAGCCCAAACTACAAGGGCTAACACAGGGAAGCATAATGCTGAACCCATAGGTGCAAACTTCTTGAGCGGGATTACGTCTCCGTTCGGGAGTTGAGTAGCGACGCTGCGGCATGACTCGAACTTGTCCATAACCTCCTTTGGAAAGAGGAAGCGGACTAAAGCGAGTGATACCCTATCTGAAGCGTCCTTAAGATCGATTGTCGCTATAGAGAGATCGCGAGATCCCTTCAAGGCGGCTTCTCGATTGTAGGATTGCTTCTTGAAGTTGATATACCCAGACGTTAGTCTGTGGGTCTCAATTAAACGCTGGACCTTCGTACGAAGGCCCTGCTGGATCCACTGTATTTCAAGTGGCTCCATCGAGATCAACCTCGGCCCACGAGAATCTTTCGGAACTAAGCAGACCTTAGCAATTGGATTGATTTCCGGTTGCAGGGATCTGTAAACTCCGATCGACGCTCCAAGCGCTGTCGCAGACATCGAAGGTAAGAAATACCTGTAGTAAGGGTACTCCTGGTGGAGTCGCTGATACTTTCTTTTGAAAGTGAATTTGCGATTCCCCTTCTCGCCCGTGGCAACGCCACCTGGCCCGTGCTTCGGCCGTATGTCCGAGGGATCAAACCCTTGGAATACTCGGTTGATGAGTTTTCGGGCCAAAAGACAAATGCTGCTATCGCTGAAATGGCTAGAAAGCCTATCAGGTAAGCTGGTTTCAACATGTTGGAACGAGCAAAGAACATCATTTTCCCTTTCGGGGGAACTTGGTAGTTCGAGTTTGTAAAGCAGCATGCAGATTTGTAGTAGCTCTTGAAGAGCGTACGGATCTGCTCCGGGCTTAACAACCCCATCATCTTCGAAGATCAGCTTTGTCCAACCCGAAAGAAATTCCGGGAGAAGACGGCCTCTCCTAGTTCGAAAACTAGGGAAGAGCTTGAAAGCCCCGTCCTCTATACAACGCAATACATGCT